CAACAAGGAGATCACATCCGATGACGACATCCCTTTCTGAGGCCAAGCCCAAGAAGGTCTACATGAAGGTGGCACCGATGGTGCCCCAGGTAGTCCAAATGCGCTCCGAGGGCATGACCCTGCAGGAGATCGGCGACAGGCTGCAGCTAACAAGGCAGCGCATCCACCAGGTGATCAAAGGCGCCAAGGAGATGGAAGAGATCACGGCCCTATGGGGATTCCCGTTCTCCAACCGCACTTTCCGAGTTCTGGAAGATCTCTGCATTCACACCAAGGAGGAGGCCATGGCCCTCTACAAGTCCGGCCACCTTTACCCGGGCGCCGTCTGGTCATTCGGCTGGAAGAGCTACCGTGAAATCTGCGAATGGCTGGAAGTCGAGCCATTACCCAGGAAGCCACGCCACTACAAGACGTGCATCCATTGCGGCAAGCACACATAATCACACTTTCCAGCAGCCTGTAGCTGCTGGGGACTCATGGTTAAGCAGCCGGGGGCGCGCATCGGCGGACAAACGCACAAACTTTCCAATGAAACTCAATATCAGCGCCGAGCGCATAGCACAGCTCTGTGCTCCTCCAGCAGGATACGTGAGGCCAGCGCCTGCTCCGGAGCCACCAAGGCCTCCAAAACCTCTTAATCAGCCTCGTAAGGTCAAGAAACAGCATCCCGACAGGAAGTACGCAATCAAGCAGGAGACCATCGACAAGATCCAGCAGTGGAGGAAGACCCACAAGTGGCACAACTACCGCGAGATCGCGGAGCACTTTGAGGTCGGACTCAATACAGCCTACTACGCACTCAACCGACCCAAGAAAAATGCCAGCCAACCCTAACATCTACTTCGACATCGAGACAGGCCCGTTACAGTTATCAGAGCTTGTCATACCGCAATTCGATCCATCCGCGGTCAAACTTGGTAACATCAAGAACCCCGACCTGATCGCAGAGAAGATCCAGAAGGCCGAGGAGAACCACACCGCGGACTACATCCGGAATGCTGCACTCGATGCACTGAGCGGACAGGTGCTGTGCATCGGATACCGCAAGGACTACCAGGAGACCGCGGTGCTGTCGGCAGAAGCAGATGGCGAGGCCGCCATGCTCCGGCAATGGTGGGCGCTGCTGAACTACTACGAGCGGACACCGAGACTGATCGGTTTCAACATCAAGGCCTTCGACCTACCGTTCCTGATCAAACGCTCCTGGCGCCACCGTATTGCCCCGCCCTATTGGTTGCGCCAAGGCCGGTACTGGAACGACCTGGTGGTCGACCTGCGCGAGGTGTGGCAGCTAGGGGACAGCCGGGCCCATGGCAGCCTCGGAGCCATCAGCAGGCATCTGGGACTCGGTGACAAGGCCGGCAATGGCGCCGACTTCAGCCTGTTGTGGAATACCGACCGCCAGGCGGCCATCGACTACTGCCTGCAGGATGTGAGGCTCACGCAGGCGGTGGCGGATATTCTGATTCCGGCGTACTAAGGCATGGACAGATACAAGGCCGGCAGATAGAGAGAGGCCGTCGACGTGAGCTGTGAGAGGTGAGCGTCGATACCTTCAGAGAAACCATGATCAATCAATTTCACCCCGTCCGTATCGTGAACGTCGCGTTGTTTCTCCGCGATTCCTCACCGCGATGCGTGACGGGGTTTTCCGTTTGATACATGACATACTCCGAAAAACTCAAAGATCCGCGGTGGCAGAAGAAGCGCCTTGAAATCCTAAGCCGTGACAACTGGACCTGCATTGATTGCAGCGATTCCAAAAAAACGCTGACAGTTCACCATTGCAGATACAGTGGAGAACCGTGGGAAATTGAAAACAACTTCCTAATGACATTGTGCATGGACTGCCATGAATCAAGGCAAAGCGAAGAAGGAGATGCAAAGCTGATGGTAGCGCAGATATCATCAATGATGGATGCGAACGAGTTCCACGACTTTGTTTCGCGACTTGCAGGAATCGTTTGCATGAAGCGAAGCCAGAAAGGGATAAAATGAGAATCCGATCAATAAAACCCGAGTTCTTCCATCACGAGGGACTGTTCGAGGCAGAGATTGAAACCAATCTGCCGCTGCGTGTGGCCTTTGCTGGCCTGTGGTGCATTGCCGACCGGGAAGGCCGTTTCAAGTGGGAACCTAGGCGCATCGGTGTGCAGGTTCTCCCATACGATGGAGTCGACTTTTCACGCGTGCTCGACGCGTTGACCACGCGTGGTTTCGTTGTGAAGTATCGCGTTGGTGACGTGTGCTTTGGATGCATTCCGAGCTTCCTAAAGCACCAAGTGATAAACAATCGGGAATCGCAGTCTGTTCTTCCGGATCCAGAAGGAAATATTGAGGAAACACCAATAAACACCGAGGAATTCGACGCGTCAGCCACGCGTGAGCCACGCGAGGACCACGCGTGCACTAAGGAAGGGAAGGGAAGGGAAGGAAAGGAAGGAGTTCCGCAGAAACACGCGTCGGAGCTTTCCGCTGAACTTGATGTCTTCCGTATCCGCATCGGCTCTTGGTTTAAGCGTAGGCCTGAGACCCGATGGAGCGACAAGGAAATCAAGTTGCTCGAGGAAGCCTTTGAATCTGGTTTCACATCGGAAGAACTGGATCTCTTGGAAAAGTTCTATTGTGGAAACAGCAAGTATAAGCGGCGTGACATCAAGACGCTGCTGAACAACTGGAACACAGAGATCGACCGTGCTAAAGGCGAGGCAGGGTTGTTTGGTAGCACGACAGGCAAGCCTGAGATCGACCCCACCGACGCAAACGATCTGCGTAACTACCTATGAACGACCCATTCTACGCAGAGGATGATGAGTTTGGCCTTATTGGCTCTTGTATTACTGGTGGCTCCGATGTGTGCCATGAGGTATTTGCACAGATACCTACTGCAGCAATACAGCACGACAAGTTACGTAGTATCTATGAGGTGATCAAAGGACTTGTTGCTAGAGGAGATCAGGTGAACCAGAGAACTGTTGTCACCGATTGGAAGAAGTCTATTCCTCAGATTGCACCACCTTTTGAGGAATTGAGCAAGGCCGACGAGCAGTGCCCATCAGCCGCAAACTACCCAACCTTTGCCAAGTCCGTCCTAGATGCTCACCTCAGACGCCAGCTAAGAGCCGCTGGAGACCGTTTGATACGTGAGTCCGCTGTCTCCACCCTCTCCGTCGATCAAATCGTCTCTAATGCCGAAGCAGGGCTCAGCGTTGAGGTCTCCAAGGACGACGTGCAATCCTCCAAGTCGGTTGTAGGCAGGTTCATCGACTCCACGCAGGAAAGATTCAACCGTAAGGGCAAGCTCTCGGGCATCACCTCGGGCTTCTTCCATCTCGACCAGAAGACCGATGGTTTTCAGTTGGGTGAACTCACGATCATAGCGGCAAGACCGAGCATTGGTAAGACAGCCATAGCCATAGCAATAGCCAATGCTGCCTGTCTTACTGAGAGAGTTCCTACGCTATTCATATCACTGGAGATGTCTGATGAGTCTATTGTGAGACGTATGGTATCCAGTGTTGGCTCTGTGCCTATGCAGAGCATAAAGACTGGAGATATGGATCAGGGAGGAATGAAGGCTATGAGCAGTGCATCTGCTAAGATAGCAAATAGTCCAATACACTTTGTGTCTGGTTCCAGTGTATCGAATATTGCCTCAGTGACTGCTGTAATACGGCGTGCTGTCAGGAAGTGGAAAGTGCAGTTGGTTCTTGTGGATTACCTGCAGAAAATCCATGGCTCCAGAGGTGCCGAGAAGAAGACCTATGAGATCGCTGAAGTATCGGGAAAGCTGAAAGCTGTAGCCACCGACACTAAAACTGCTATCGTAGCGCTCGCCCAGTTGAACCGTGAGAACGAAAAGGACAAGGGACGCATACCCAAGCTGACAGACCTAGCAGACTCAGGGCAGATAGAAAGAGATGCGGATCTTGTGCTGTTGCTCAACCGGGATAGGAATGAACCAAGAGGCGAAGCAGTGATAGCCATAGCTAAGCAGAGAGACGGCGAGTGTGGACTGGTGAACCTATGGTACGAAGGCCAATACTGCCGTTTCACCGACCCATCACCCAGCTACTGACAATGAAACCGAAATACGACCTAGATCGGGCCAAGCTCTTGAACGATGCGCCGGCCCTGATCAAGAAAGCCATCAGTGCCGGATGGATGTCCTACCCAGTAGGCCAGAAGTACCTGCCGGACGGTTCATTGGATCCCATGCTGCTCGAGACAGAGCGAATCATCGAACAGAAGTACACCCCGCAGCTCTGCAGGATGGCCTACGACCTCAGAGAGCAGGGTATGACACTGGATGAGGTCACAGAGGCCTGCGGAGTATCCCGCGGATCCATCTGCTACCTGATCAGCAAAGGCCACGAGCAATTCCTCACCGACCAACGCACCAAAGATTGATATGGCAGACACAAACAACACAGAGTCACCAGAAGTGAAAGACCCGTTCATAGTTGCCGAATCGCCGGCATCCAATGTGAAACCAGAGACGACAAGCGGCACTAGGCCGTCCATACACGTCAGCCTGTATGCCTATGGCGGCATCTCAGCGGCCTGCCTGATGTCTTGGGTAGGACTAGCGGCCAACTTCAGCCGTAGCGACCGACAGACTGATCTAAGGGCTATCCGCGAAGACGCCCTGATCTCCCGCAGTCGCTGCAGGGCTACCAAGTGGTTCCTAGACTCCGGCAAGGACGTCTGGGTGCAGGTAGATCACGATATCGAGTTCGACCCGCAGGATATCATCCGGATGGCTGAGCTTGCCCATGAGAAACAGGCAACGGTGTGCATCCCCTATCCCTTGCTCCCACAATCAGCAGGAGTTTGGCGCCACCATCCGCACCCACAACGCCAACCAACAGCGCCAGCACCTTGACGAGTTGATTACCCAAGTACCTCCCTTCATCTTCCGTGACATGGACGGGGTAGAGTATGAGGTCAAGGTGATGGGGTGTGCGATTCAGCACGATGACGTGGAATGGTATAACGGGCAGATGGTCTTTAACTCCATTTACAATATGACGGTTGAGGCGATCAGGAATGGCACCTACGAAGCTTAAGCGAATGCCCAGGATGAAGGGGGCCAAGAAGCGCAAACTGCCCGACATGACCGGGAGCGCGCCCAAGATTGGCGACCGACAACCGGACGCCTTGCAGGAATTCATACGCGATCTGGGCGGGCGGGCTGCTGATGTGAAGTTAGCCAAGCGGGTGTTCGGCATGATGCAAGAATTCCCTGCCGCCAGTAAGCCAGAGCTTGTCATTCATTGTTGGCTCACTGACAGGAAGATACCCTTCACCTACCAAGCCATGATGTTTGGGGGCAGGCGGGCGAAAGGGGGTCTTGTCCCTGACTTTGTTGTCAACTACAACGGGATGGGGTTGGTGTGGCAGGTGCAAGGCGAGTACTGGCATAGGCGCGCCAGTAACCACGGACAAAAGGACTTTGCGAACGTGGCTAGATTTATCGGGCAAGACTATCATGGTGTGCGGATTACGGCTATGGTAGAACTGTGGGAACTGGACATATATCGACAGCGTCCGCGGGTGTTTCAGTACGGGTTAGGTGGGATCGGGTTGCGTGATTAGGTTGTGAAGTAGGCAGACGTGAGCGATAATAGTGTAAAGGGTGCAGAGTTCGACAATGTTACAGTCGGCGGGCCAACGAACGTAAACATCTATGACAAACAACGCAGCACTACACTAGAGGATCGAGTCATGGATCTGGAACGTCTAATATATGGGGAATCAAAGTGGAGTGAGCCGGGCATGATTAAGCGCCAACAGCAGCAAATTACCATCAGCCAAATTAACACGGCGCTTAATGCCATCACGCTCTTAACGCTCATTATCTATATGTTATGGAGTTAGAGAGGAGGTAAGCAGATGGCGAAGAAAGCACCAAAGGGCAAGGCGAAGGAGAAGACTTGCAAGGATTGCGGTAAGCCAATGAGCAAATGCAAGTGCTAAACAAAAAGCCGGGGAGATCTCCCCGGCTTTTCTTATTGCTTGCTTGCGCCATTCAACCAACGGCCAACGGTTGACGGGTGGGTCTGTAACTGTGCTGCAATCTGCGCATTGCTTAAGCCTTCGCTTTTTAATTGGCGTGCAACTTCCTTTGGGTCGGGTTGCAAGTCGGCTGCATCCTCGATTGCGGTTACTTGCACTGCGGGCGATAGGGTTGCATCCTCTTGCATGGGGGTTGCACGCTGGCGAAGATGTTGCACCCATGCAGGCCATTGCAATGGCTCATCCTGCGCACCTGCAAGGATGTGACTATAGCTTGCAATGGCGACCGGCAACAGCGCAGACAGCAGCCATGCCGGGAATGCAGCCAGCGACCACAGCGCAACGCCGTGCATGGCGTAGTAACACATGTTGACGAGGAACGATGCACCCGCGAAACCATAGGATGCGCGCCTGTGTCCATGCACCACAAACATGAGCGTTGCAGACTCTAGCGCAATGGCATAAGCATAGGCCAGGAGCCACGCTCTTAGATTGCTTTGTGGCTGCACAGGAAGCGCCAGGTAAGGCGCAACGTTAAACACGTAGGCAGCGTGCGGTATCTGCGCTACCAGCGCCAGGAACAGCACCAGCAACGCTACGTAGGATTTACGCAGTAGTTCAATCATGACTCACCTTGTATCCTTATCATGGTGTGCATCGCATAGGGTGCGCAGGGTGGACAACTCGGCGAGAAACCCACTCGCCCCGGGGGCATCCTTGAACTGGTAGCTTGTATGATGCACCTGCAATGTGGTCATGGCGTTGCACCGCTCAAAGCGGCGGCTACCGTGCCATGTAATGTGCGTGCAGCGACCACCGTCGATCACCAACCGGAGATTGCGCAGCGCATACC